ATGCGTTACGTATTGCAGTTGAAACGATACCGTCTATATTGCTGATAACGAACTGAAGATCCTGCGTGCCATCCTTATTTCTGGCTGGCAGCGCCACGGCCATAGCAGCGGCTTCGAAATTCACCGATGCGCCAGTTTCCGTGATAGCGGTGATATCCTCGAAGTTCTCAACCAGCCAGTAAGTCTCGTCACCGACGGTAATCTGCAGCGTATTGAAGAGAATTTCACTGCCGCCACTGGCGTATAGCCTGTTCAGGGTTGGACTGGTCATGCCTCTGGCCACTCCTTGTTAAGCGCATAATCGATAATGTTTTGTCCGACGATAAACTCAGGGAAGGTACCCCAGCCAGGCGGCAGAATTGGCCGTTCCCACAGCTCCAGTGTTGCTGTGAATTTCCAGTACCCCAGCGCATACAGTGCCGGTCCGTCGTAAATATCATCGAACCGGCAAACGTAGTCACCAACACCCATCGGCGTACGTATGCGCATGTTGAACCAGGCTGCACCGTCCGTAATAACATCCCGATACCACACCTCAAACAGCTGCGCCTGGGCATCAGTGAACACCCATGAAACACTTGCCGCTGTCGGAACGGAGGTGTATTTGCGACGCTGACGCGTGCGGCCGGATGTCATAGTGGAGCGCTGCAGGGGGCTTACCGGGGTGAATCCATACCCTGGGCGTTGGGGCATTGGCAGGTACTCATGGGGGTAATTGATGTCAGTTTGCTTACCCATTAACCGATCCTCCTTTTAGCTGTCCAGCCGCTTTGCAGACTTTTGGAGACGTTTCCTTTCCCTGAGGCAAGGTCTCCGCTTATTTGCTGGTACACCTGCTTACCTCCCCGAGCCACTGCCGCCTCTACCAGCGCGATGGTTTTATCGTCGGGATTGCCGTTGATATTGATCGTCGGGCTGTAATTGAACCCACCGCCACCACCGCCCATATCGCGGTTACTGATTACGCGACCGTTATCGCCGGGGATCATGTACTGGCTGCCATTGCTGGCTTTGAAAATCTCAGGCTTGCCACCCTCGCCCACACGGTACATGGAACTGGCTGACACAGGGCCGCCGTGTTCGCGGGCACCGGCGACAGCTAACCCCTTGGCTGACAGAAGAGAGGCTGCATAAGCAGATTGACCAACAGCAGCGGCGCTGCCGTACGTGGCGATCGACGCACTCATTGCTGCAGGTGCCCAAGCGGATGCGGCAGCTGTTGCCTGCGCCATGGTGGAGGCCAGAGAGGCTGCCGCTGCCGCCTGTCCCATCACCTGGTTTTTAACCCACTGCATCCCCATCTCCACGAGACTACTGATCACGCTGTTGATGATGGTCGAGCCGACGTTAGCCATTGCTTCCTGCAGGCTCTGGGTACCGTTGATTAACCCAGTGAGGGCATTGGTTGCCCCGCTCTGCAGGCCTTCCAGAGAGGTGGCCAGCAGCTCATTACCAGTGCTCTGATTACGGTAAATCTCCCACTGGGCGGCGATACGCGCCTGCTCGTACTCTGTATCAGCGGCTGCTCGCAGCGCTAAAGCATTCTGGTGGGTTAATACGCCCTGCTGCTCATACTGCTGAATAAGCGCCAGCTTACGCGCATTCTCGTTCGCCAGTTCCTGCACTGGATCAACAGTTCCAGCCGCTTCCTGTTGGGGCGTAACTGCCTGCTGTGCGCGGATTTTGGCGAGGTTGATCTGGTGTGTCGCCTCAAGGCGCTCTGCGGTCTCGTTGTACTGCTCCTGACTGATTTTTTTCGCAGCCAGGGCAGCATTCAGATCCTGAACGTCCTGCTTATAACTGGCATTCTCGCGCGCTTCCGGCAGGAGTTTTTCGGCGGCGGCCTGGGCTTTAAGTGCGTTGGCTGTATCCCATTTTGCAGCGGCATACTGACCAGCAAGCTCGAGGTCTTTTTGAGTTGCTGCTGCACCCAAGGATTGCTGGGCGGTGAGAATGGCCTGCTCGCGGCTGAGTTGTTGCGTCGACCCGGCAGCCAGCTCTGCCTGCTGCTTCAGGTTTGCCAGTTTCTGAGCAATGGATTCAGCCTGTGAGGCTGATTTTTTACCTTGCTGCTCGCTATCTTGCTGTGCTTTTTTCCTCGCCTCTTCAGATTTCTCTAAATCGTAATTTTCAGCAGCCAGCCTTCCTGCCGCTGAGATTTGATTCTGATTATCCGTTACCTTTGCAGCCTGCATCCGGGCCTTGGCTATTGCGCGTTCCCTCTCGCCCCGGATTTTTAGTAATTCATTCTGCTCCTCAAGAGTGGCGATAACTTTATCGCCCTCCTTTGTCGCCGGAGAAATCTGCAGCGCTTTTGGATCAAAGCTTTTCGCAGCCTGATTCGCTCGGTTTATTTCATCAGCTGTCTCACCGAAGGCTTTAGCTACTGCACCCTGCACTTGCTCGAGGGACCATGACTTTTCGATGAGTTGATCGTGAACTCCCATCGCTGAAAGCATGTTGTTGGTTAATGTTCTGGTAGCTTCCGCTGCCGTGTCTTCAGTTCTGGATAGTTTTTCTTTTGCCGCCTGCAGGTCACGCGTTTTACGCGCAAGCTCATCTGATACTTCAGACTGGCGCTGAGCAAATTCAGTACCCTGCCCCATAGAGTCAGCATATTTTTGCGCTTCTGGTGTGAATTTGCTGTATCGCGTGGTGAGCTTGTTAACCTCAGCCTCAAGCTCGGCAACTGCCTCTTTTTGCGCTCGGATAGATGTGTTGGCATCCCCTATGGCCCCGCGCAGCTGCGTATTTGTCATTGAGCTCATTGCAGCGTTGAGCCTATCAAGACCATCAGCAAATGCGATAGCTTCTTCCCTTGCCTGCTTAGCCTGCTGCCACCAATAGAAAACTGCTGCTGCCGCTATCATGGCTAATCCAGCCGGCCCACCAATCAGGCTTAGCGCACCCTTCATCAGTGTCAGGCTTGCTGCTGCGGCTCTGTTAGCAATAACAACCGCTTCCTGTGAGGCTATGTATCGACCATTAGCTGCAGTTGCAGCTCCGGTAGTGGTCGCGGCTGTAATTCTTGCTGCTGACAATTCAGCTTCGGCTTTAGCAATAGCTGTTGCTCTGGCTGTTGAAGCCGCCGCTTCTACTGCAGCCAGTCTGGTTGTTAATGCCGCGCTGGCCTGCTGGAGTTGCGCCATTCGTGTTGCTGTGGCGATTCTCCCTTGGTCGGTGATTTGCGCTTTTAGTCGCGTTACCTCCAGCGCCTTTTCGGATTCAATCTGCGCAATCTGTGTGCGTATTGTTGCAGCACCAGCAGTGGCTAGCTTAACCTCTTCCACGCTTTCAGCGTTGGTTGCCTTAAGTGTGTTCAGCCTTGCTTGAGCCACATTCAGTGCAGACACAGCCGCACTCTTATCGGCCTGAGCAAGCCGTAACTTAGCCGCCGCCTCAACCTCAGCATCTTTCGCAGCCACCTTAGAGGCATTGGCGCTGGCAATAGTTGCTGCGGTATCTTTTACTTTTGCTGCCGTAGCCATTGCCAGAGCGCCAGCAAAACGCGATCCCATGATCAGCCCTAACCCCACAAACACCGTAGCCAGTGTGTTTAGGTTGTCACTAAGCGTGACGATGGTGCTGTTGAACCCAGCATATGCCGATTTAATGGTTGATGATTCGCCAACAAATTTAGTGACGTTGTTTGATGCAACCTCAAATGCCTGTCCAAGTGTCATGGCTGTTTTGGCAAATTCTTTTGCTATCTGATCCCCTTGCGACAGGAGGCCATTAACCACGACGTCCGTAGTGAGCTTACCCTCCGCAGCCATGCCGCGAAGCTGCCCAACGGTCACACCCAAAGAATCGGCAAGCGCCACAGCAAGACGCGAGCCGTTTTCTGAAATGGAGTTAAATTCTTCACCGCGCAGCACACCAGACGCCAGTGCCTGGGAAAGCTGAATCATCGTGGAGCTAGCTTCTTGCGCGGTAGCACCGGAGACAGCAAGGCCTTGGTTGATCGTGGTTACAATGCGCGACAGGTCTTCCGTGCTAGTTCCCGCGCTGCGAGTGGCTCGCTCCAGTCGACCATACAACGCAGCCGTTGCATCAAGGCTCGACATTGTCTTCTGCGAAATATCGAATATGCGCTGCGTAACATCAGCCAGTTGCTCATTAGGGCGAACGGCATTAGCAAGTTTGTTGTTAACCGTCACCCAGGCGTCCGCATATTGCGCCACCTGTTGCACGGATAGCGCTGCCATCACCCCTTTAGCGACTCCGCTCAGGCTGGACATTGTGCGCTCCATCGACCCGATTGAACGTTCGGTACGGCTCACGCTAGCTTCAAGGCGGCCCATACT